GCTTTTTTAGTTCTGGTTCTTTTTACTGGTTGTATTGTAGCAGCAGGTTGGGCTGGGATTAAGAAGTTTTTGATTATTTCAAGTTCAGTAGTTGTTTTGATTGCGTGAGCTTCAATGCTGTTGACTCGATCTGCCAATGAGCTACCGCCGTTTTCCCAGAGCTGGTGCTCTACTCTTTCTAGACGTTCGGAAATAGTTTTACCATTTGCATCTAGTCCGATAGATTTGCTAATAGTTTGTGCTAATCTGTAGATGGCAACAATGCCACCGACAATGACGCCGACAGCCGTGATTACTGCTGCGGTTGTGAAGATAATGTCAATAGGCATTGATGTCCAATAGAGTCGTAAGAGGTTATGTATAATTGTACAACAGCCTCAACTTAGTGATTAGCCCTAGGCGTGCTACACTTCAAGACACTCAAGTGCTGTAGCCAATTTTGATTTTTAGCGCCTAGGGTGTATTATCGTCTCGATAACACTACAGAAAGGTTTATACGTATGTCATCTCCCAAAACGACGCACGCTGAACGACTAGCAAGAGGTTCTGTTTGGTACGCCAAGCAGGGTTGGAAGATTCTCCCCTGTTTCGGTATTACCGATGGCGGTCGCTGTACTTGTAATGGCCCTCACGCCGAGCCAAAAGATATTGGAAAGCACCCACAGATTGGCCAGTGGAATACGCAGGCCACGGACGATGTAGACACAATTACTGCGTGGTGGGACCGTAACCCTGAAAACAACATTGGTGTTTACTGCCAGGGGTCTGGCTTTATTGTCATCGACATTGACCCCCGCTCTGGTGGTATTGAATCATTTGAAAAGTTTGAAGAGCAGCTTGGGATAACTCTTCCTAAAACTGTAGAAGCATATACAGGTATCTATACATATCAGGGTACCCAAAACCGAGGACGCCACTTATACTTCAAGGTAGAAGACGGTGAGCAGTTCATGGGTAACTTAAAGTCCTATGGACTAAACGGTATTGACATCAAATACAACGGATACGTCATGGTCTCCCCGTCGCGCCACGGCTCGGGCGTTACATACGACTGGGCAGAAGGTCAATCTCCTTGGGAGATTCGTATGGCAGATGCTCCGGAAGAACTACTAAATGCTATTCGCAAGCGTAGCAGTCGTGGTCGGGGAGGCACAAGTCTAGGTCAGGGTGACTGGAGCTGGCTAGGTGACCTAAACTCTGGTGACGATCGTGTTGACATTAATAAGTTCCTAGAAGAGGGCATTGAAGAAGGCTCCCGTGCCGTTGACATTTATAAGTTGACATGCGCTATTGCAAACAAACTTGGTGTGGATTCTGAGTCTGGAAAGCTCGCTGTTGAGACTCTTATGATTCGTTTCAACCATGAAAAAGTTCGCCCACCGCTAGAGCTTGAGGGTCAGGGTGGTCTACTAATGCACGTTCGTCGTGCTATTGACTTTGTTGCTAATAACCCAGTCGGTGATCTAATCTGGCCGGGGGCTCAGGACTGGGCTAAGAGAAATCAACAAGAGACGCTATCTACCCCTAGAGTGTCTCCTACTGCTAAGTCTCAGGACAAGTCTATCCTTTACGGAGAGCAGGAGGGTGACCCGTCTGCTCCTGCACCGTTGGGAACTATTGGTGCTGCTGTATCCGATGCCGCCCACAGTGGCTCTTCTATCTCTGCTGCTTTTAGTAGTGGCAACGTTGATGTCCCCATGGACCCAGATGCTATTAGAGAGTCAGAGGGTGGAACCCCTGGAAGGCGTTCGCTATCGGATATTGGAAACGGTAGACGTATTGTTGACTCGTTTGGTTCATCAATTAGATATACCCCCGGCATCGGCTGGTTTATCTGGGACGGAACATACTGGCGTCCAGATGCAGAAGATTTGGGAATGAAAGAGCTATCAAAGCGTATTCCAACGATCATCGCTGCCGAAGTTAGAAACTATGAGGATCAAGATAAGCGCAACGAAGTTTTAAAGTGGGCTAACCAAGCTAAGTCAAACTCTAGACTTGGTGCTTCTATCGATAGCGCAGTTTCCGATGAGCGCGTTGTTGTTGCCGTTGAGTCTTGGGATAGCGATGAGTATTTGCTGGGTGTATCTAACGGTGTGATCAACTTGCGAACCGGTGAGCTCCTACGCGGACGCCCAGACTTGCACATCACAAAGCGAACTCCCGTTGCTTATACTCCTGGAATGCGTAACGTTCGTTGGGAGCAGTTTATTGACTTTGCTACCGGCGGAGATAAAGAGCTTCAGGACTGGATCCAGAGAGCAGTTGGTTATACACTAACTGGTCTAAATAATCAGGACCTTATGTTCCTGGTCTACGGACCTCCAGGCTCTGGTAAAAACACTTTTGTTGAAGCTGTAGTTAAAGCTCTAGGCACTCAGCAGTACGCTTGGCCACTAGACTCGAGCATCCTTGCTGACAACGGTGGGGCTACTAGCAGCACCGATCTCTACCACTGGGCTGAGCTTCGTGGTAAGCGTATGGTTTGGGTCGATGAGCTTCCAGAATCAGAGCGAATTAAAGAAAACGCTATTAAGAAGTTAACTGGCTCATCTGAAATCTCGGCACGTTCTCCTGGTGAAAAACCATTCACATTTAAGGCTCAGGCCAAACTATGGGTTACTACTAACCACCGCCCTATGATTACCGATGATGCCATGTGGCGTCGTATTCGTCCGATCCCATGGAGCAACGTTCCGGAGTCTTCTGACCCAGACCTAAAGGCGTATCTTTTTGACTCGGAGGGTGGTCTACCGGCTGTCCTGTCTTGGGCTGTTGAGGGTGCTATTAAGTATCTAGGATCTTCTGCTCGCGACCCTCTTGGTTGGTGTACAGCTGTTTCAGAGGCTGCAGATATCTATCGCAAGAACGAGGACCGCATTGGCATGTTCTTGTCGGAAGAGATGAAAGAGGCTGACGGATCTGCCACTCGTGTTAAAGAAGTTTACGCTGTTTACCGTGCGTGGAGTGATGAGCGTGGTGAGCGTCCTATGACTCAGATTGCCTTCCAGCGAAAGCTGTCAGACCGAGGTCTACCGATTAGCGGCCAAGGCTCTCGCGCTGAGATTAAAAACTACATCATGATGCCTAGGTCTGTTGAGTCTAATGACATCAACTGGGGGCTAGCAGCAAGATTAGCTAGGTAATAAAAATACAATTAAAAATTTCTATCGATATCACCCTGTAGTGCGATAGAATATAAATGTGCTCCTTGGGAGAGAGGCACATTGGGGGTCGGAACTTTGGTTCCGGCCCCCTTCTTAAATTAGAAGGATTTTAATGCACATTCGTATCGCCACTCCTATGTACGGGGGAAACTGTAAAGGCATCTATGTAGATAGCATCATGAACCTAACCTTTGAGCTAGCGAAGCGTGGGTACGCTGTGTCGTTCTCTAAGGTTTACAACGAAAGTTTGATTACCCGAGCTAGAAATAATCTAGTAAAAGAGTTTATGGAAAGCGATGCTGATTACTTGTTTTTTGTTGACGCAGACGAAGGCTTTAATACGGCCGATGTAATTGCCATGATTGAAACTAAAAAAGATCTTATTGGTGGAATATATCCAATGAAGAACATAAACTGGGAGAATGTAAGAAAAGCTGCCCTCGAGGGTCGGGAAAATTTACAAGACTACTCGGGTATTTTTGCAATGAATATGCTTCCCGGTGAGACAACTTTAAAAATTGATGAGCCGGTAGAAGTTTCCGAAGTTGCAACCGGCTTGATGCTGATCCACCGATCTGTCTTTGAAAAGATGGAACCTCTGTGCCCTAAGTACGCCATGAATGGTGCAGACGCTCAGTTTGATTTTAATCGAATGGTTACTGAGTACTTTACCACTAGCATTACGGAGGACGGTATTCTTCTATCGGAGGATTACCACTTCTGCCGTAAGTGGCGTGAAATGGGTGGACAAGTATATGCTGCCCCGTGGGTAACTGTTGTTCATGCCGGTGACTACGTATTTAGTGGTAAGTATATTGCTGAGCTAGACCTTACAGCTATTAAAAAATAATCTAACTAAGAATATTTTTTACGGTGGTTGCATACCACTTTTTATTATTTTGAGTTGGTATGCTGTCTTTATTTAAAGAGTCTGCTATTTTTTGATATGAGAATCCTAAAGATCTTTCGGCAACAATACGCTGTTTTATTTCTTCTGGTGTTTTATTTTTTGGTCCCATGTCTACGCCCCAGACAACTCCGCGTGCTCGTCGGTCTTTGTGCACGTCCTTCTGACGCTCGGCAATGATGCCGCGTTCCATCTCTGCCAGGGCGGACATGATAGTAACTACGAAGCGGCCTTGGTAGCTAGAGGTATCTAGGTTGAGGTCTAGCATCACAAGACGCCAGCCATTCTTATTAGCTCGGTCCACAACGCTTAGAAAGTCCTGAGTCGAGCGAGCCAGGCGGTCGATGCGAGTGACAAAAAGTGCTTTAGCTTCTCCAGCGTCTAATCTCTTCAGTGCGTCAGTTAATGCTGGTCGGCCACTAATGTTTTTTCCAGAGCGTCCTTCTTCTCGGACAAGCTCAATAAGTGTGTATCCGGCCATCTCGGCTGCTTGATGGAGCTGTCGCTCTTGGACGTCAAGGGACACGCCGTCGTTCACTTGCAGCTGGGTAGATACTCGTGCGTAGAGTATTGCTAGGTCGGTAGGTTCTATATCCACGTATTAATTATAGGTCAGTAAGAATGGTTGTTACCGTTTTGTATAGGTCCTCAATGGGACCGTAGTTCATGATCTTGTGGTCAAACTCATAGTTTTCTAGATCGTGCTCTGAAGTGTGGTCGTTAGGGGCGCTTACTCCTGGACGCTCTATTCGCCAAACTTCTCCCCCGTTTTGCTTGATTGCATCTGCTTCGTTCTGGTATCTAACATCCGAGAACACTACGATAGATCCTTCCGGGATTCGCTTTATCGCTTGGTCTACCCAAAAATTTTCTCCAAACATTTCTCTGCCTACTTCAGTCCCCATGCGCTGCATCAAACCTCGGTATGCCGGGAAGTATGTTTTCATAGCTTCCCAGCCGAATAAATCTACTGCCTGCTGAAAGCTGTAGACCATCCCCGTCATGTCTCTGATCTCTGGATTAAGTTTATAAAGAGATTCGCGCATTGGGCCTGCAAAAGATATCTTGATAAATCCGTGATTCTCCACTAGATAATCAGCTATGGTGTCCTTGCCGGATCTTGCGTACCCGCTTAGTCCAATAATTTTTACCAACTAAATCTCCTCTAGATCTTCAATCTTTACTGACCCAGTAGGGTCTGCATTTTGAAGTCTTTCAGTTACAATGCCTATGTCATAGCCATCTTCATAACCGCGAACGTAGGATTCGATTTCTTCAATATATGATTCCCT